AATGAGGTCTGCTATGCCCTTGTAATCCTTGTGTGCTATATACCCACGCTTTCTGACAGCACGAATGAGTCTCTTCACAGGCCCTTCGATTGTAGAGTCAAATGCAGTGAAGTCCCCTTCGACATGAATGTTGAAGCGGGAATGGTTGTCGAAGACTTTGCCCATCCAAAATCCAGTCAACGGCATCCCGACCTTGATTGGTGTTCTGTCAAAGACGAAATTGTGATTCGGCCAATGAGAAAAGACAGTGCTACCTATATAATGACTAATGGGTGAGCCTATAATCGATCGCACCACGTCATTAGCATACTTCAGAGGTGATAGAGCCTCATCCTTCACAGACACATGGGCCACGGGCATTATCTCTGAGGCTCGCACAAATGTTCTTGCCCACAATTCTTTGAAGGCAGGAAACCCAACTTTGGCAATGAATGATTTTCTGGACAGCTTGCGGCGGCCCGATGCATCTGTCATCCAAAACCCAAGTGCATACTTCTTTTCCCAAAGGTATATTATGTCACCAAATTTAGTGAGACGAGGATTTGCGAAAATAGGCTTAACTATATGCCACACATCGTCGAGCACATCAGCAGAAAAATCAACTTTGCGATCTTGAAAGTAACGTGCCGTCGAAGTCAGTTCGTTTTCGAGGGTCTTGTAAGTTTCTGTCCTGATGTAAGCAGGCGCAGTGGTTTTCAAGTCCGCTAGTGCCTCGGCGGCCTCGAGTTTCAATTGCCTTATGCCGGTGGCAAAGCTGGTGTCTGCGACGTGCCAATCTGTGTACTTCATTGCATTCAGTGGCACGGCGCCAACCGGCTTATCGACCACATCGACATTGACGGGCCAGCCAAGAGCCGATAATATATCACGACTCTTTTTGAGGCCCTCCACACCAGGGCCAACCGCAAAGCGGTTACGAACGAAGGCAGGTAGTTGCATGCTGGATATAACCCTCACTGTGCTCATCACTTTGAGACGTGCAAGGGCGCTAACCTTGCGGCGTTTCCCAGCAAGGCGTTCTGAGTAATGCGACTTGGTGGTTGAGTTGAGCGCCATGCAAAACAGTGCCGTGTCTAGGATTATCGTGACAAGCCACATCCGACACCACTCCATGCGTAAACGCAAATGTGGCCAACCTATTGGTGACAACAAGTAAACGAGAGTCAAAAATTGGCCAAATAATGTGTTAATGGTGCCAGCGTCACAGAACAGAAGCATGACTACAGTGGCACACCAGGTCCAAAGTGCTACTCTAACGAATCGAAAAGACCACCTTAGCAAGGACCAAACCCAAGCCACTGCGCCAAGTGACATAGCCAAAGACATTGAATATGGGTGGTCACACCAGGAGTGAGCCCGAATCATGCAGTCAGCGTAAAACACAGACGACGCATCCCAAAGTTCGGGTGTGAAGATTGCTGGCCCACTATCTGTCTCAATAGATTCGCGGGCAATCACCAAAGAGTCTATGAGAGGACCAGTAGGTGAATCAGCTGACACTGTCCAGAGCGCCCTCTCTTTTCCCACTCGCGCGATGTGCTTTGATTCGGCGTTCAACAGCCTGCGGGCATAAGCCAGGATAATTGCAGGCCACAAGGGTGTGATTCCCACAATAACAAACGATAGTGTCCAATAGATGGAAGCTACCGGCAAGAACAGTGGCGCAAGCACCACAAAAGGGACTAGTAAAAGTCCTATTAAAGCAAGAGGCGTCACAACTGTG